CAAATAAACAGAATGCTAAGAACGGAAAAAAATAACGGCGGTTAGTCTATTCTCTTATTTTCAATAAGATCAGCTTCAATTGGTTTTGCTTTATCTACGAGCATTTTAAAAATCTCTTCTCTTGTTGCAAGTAATTTGTGTGTATTGTTATCCTGTTGAAGCTCTTTTCTAGATGCTATATCCATCTCCTTGAGTTTAACAGAAGTAGTTGAGCGTTTATCTTGAATAGTTAAATGATTAAGTGAATCAATAGCAGAAGAGGCAGCTTTAATTAATCCCGCAAGTGCTTCAACATCCTCAGCATTAGGCGCAGAGATAATAAAGTCTTTGACAGTAGCAACCATTTCTAAAGCATCCTGAACCAATGCAGCTCCATTTTCAATAGTAAATTTCTCGAGCTCCTCCTTAGTAATAGGATCTCTCTCTTTTTTTACATCCTTTACCTTAACGCTAACTGCTTGAAGCTGGTCAAGTAATGTTTCAACTTCATCATGTATCTCATCATCCATACTGTAGATATACTTATTCCAGGTTGATTTTAAATAAAGGTATATTATTATAGGCTTATATGTCTGATCCTAATATTCACTATCTTCCTATTTTAAAGTTTGAAAAGACCCATGAATTAGCTAAGCTTCCTACTAAGAATCACGAATCCGATACCGGTTATGATGTCTATAGTGTTGAAGATGCTGTGGTTCCTGCTAGAGGAAGCGCTGTTGTCCCTGTTGGTCTTAAGTTTGCCTATATCCCTGAAGGGTATTGGGTTAAAGTAGAGAGTCGTAGCGGCCTAGGATTTAAACACGGTGTTACAGCTCATCCAGGTATTATTGATAACGCCTATCGCGGTGATGCCGGTATTAAGCTCTATAACAATACCGACGTACCGTATGAGGTTAAAGCTGGTGATAGGATTGCGCAATTTGTAATCTATATGAATATTCATATGCCAGTAGAGTGGGGTAAAGCTGATAGTACTGAGCGTGGTGAAAAAGGTTTCGGTGCTTCCGGACGATAAAATGAGTTATAATTTTCAAAATCTTTGGGTAGAACGCTACCGCCCTCATACACTTGACGAGTTAGTATGTACTTCTTTTACCAAAGAGTCGTTACTATCTTTTAAAGATAAAGAAGAGATTCCAAATCTGCTCTTTACAGGGGCAGCTGGTATTGGTAAAACGTCAGTAGCTAAGATTATTGTAAATGATATTCTTAATTGTCAGTATCTTTACATAAATGCATCTGATGAAAATGGTATTGATACTATTAGACACAAAGTAATTAACTTTGCTCAAACTATGAGCATTGATGGAAAGATTAAGGTTATTATTCTTGATGAGTGTGATGGTCTATCTATTGACGCGCAGCGTGCTCTTAGAAATACAATGGAAGAGTTTGCCGGTATTACTCGCTTTATTCTGACTGCGAATTACAAATACAAGATTATACCTGCCCTTCAGAGTCGTTGTCAAAGCTTTGATCTAACACCTCCTGTCGATTTAGCGGTGAAGAGATGTGCTAGTATCTTAAAGAAAGAAGGTATCTCTGTACCAGATAGCGAAAAAGTAAAGCTCGTAGAATTTATAAAGGTACGTATCCTGACCTCCGTAAGTGCATTAATGAATTACAAAAATTCTCATCTACCGGTACCCTTTCTCTTAGAGATATAAAGAATAATAAAGTATTGGAATTAATCTTTAGAGAGATAAAAAAGAAAAATGTTGAGTTACTTCGTAAAGCTTTAATTGAAAGCGAACAGACATTTAATTCTGATTATACTTCCCTTCTTCGTAACTTGTTTAATTATGTCGACGAAGCTGAGACAAACGCTGATCTTAAGAGATTTTATTTACTTACAATCTCTGAATACCTCTATCGAGATGGGTTTGTAATTGATAAAGAAATCAATTGCTATGCCTGCTTAATTCAGCTTTCTGAAGTTAAGCTTTAGGCATATACTTTGCAGTATAAGAAGCTGGATCCTTAGCATCGGCATTAGGTGATGCAGGAATTGCAGTATTAATATTTTTAAGCTTTGATTCTGTAGGAGCTAATTTTTTATTTCCTAAATCAGCCGTACGCGTACGAGCTGGAGAATAAAACGGAACTTCTTCAGCTTCATCCTTAACTTCTACAGGCTTAATCTTAACTTTATTGTCATACTTGTTTCTATCAGGTACTTCTTCAAGGCCTGGAACAGTGTCAATCTTGTCAAGCATTCCTACGTGAACAATAGTAGTTTTGAAGATTCTACCACCACCTTCATCGAGACCGACTTCAACAGTAAAATCAGGACCTGTGTCGTCAGGGTTACCTGTACCCATAACTGCAGGAAATTTATTGATAACGTTTGTAACTCTAAGGGTACGACCGTCCTTAATAAGATTTTCGAGGTTCTTAGCAAGTTCATCTGACTGTGTTACTACAAAGGGGTGCTTTAAGGCATTAACCTTAAATTTAACAATATCACCCTGAAGAAAACCACCATGGTTATAACGGGTTAACCAACTTTCATAGAGCCTAAGAAAACGCTTTTTCATGTATTATTATTTATTGTCCAAGGTACAATAAACCAATCAACGAAACGTAAAACCCTGATAAATATATATGTGGCAACTATCAAACTTAATTCATTAACAGATCAGCCTACAAAATCTAATAAAGGCTACAAATATAATGACTTACATTTAGACTTTACGCCTGTTTTTTATAACCCCCCTTATGGAGGATATACACAACACAATGAATTACACCGCAATCTGGAGATTGTCGATATTGCTGCTGATTATGATCTTGGAGCTATTAAAAATTCCCTTATTAATCTCTTTACGACAATACCAGGTCAAAAGCTACTCAATCCCTTTTTTGGTTTAAATCTTGTTCAGTATATCTTCGATAAATGCGACGAGGATACAGCAAATTTGATTGGTAATGAAATAGTTCACGGTATAACAACATTTGAGCCCAGAGTCTCACTACAACAGGTATCAGTAATAGCTCAACCCGACGCACACCAATACACTGTTGTAATTACTTTTTCCGTACCAACAATAGGTACTAGTAGTTATCAGTTCTTCGGTACATTAAGTAATTCAGGCTTCGTCTTTACATCATAATCTATGGCAACTAACAACAATCAATTTAACGATTTTAATCTACCGGTAAATGCCTACGCGGCATTTGATGCCCTTAGCTTAAAGAATCTTATTATTACGAGGCTTAACTCAACTAATAATTATACAGACCAACAATTTGAAGGTAGTAATCTTTCATCAATTATTGATATTATTGCCTACGCATACCACGTTTTACTGTTTTATTTAAATAGAACTAGTGCTGAAAGTACATTTACTACTGCTGAGCTTTATGAAAACGTTAACAAGATCGTTAAATTAATTGGCTATAACCCCGTTGGGTATCAAACAGCCATCCTACCGTTTCAAGCCAAGAGTAATGGTAATTTACCTACAGCGACTTTTACTATACCACGTTATTCATTTTTTAATGTAAACGGTACAACATACTCATTCAATAGTGATGCAACATTTACAAATACAACTAATGCAGCATCTACCCTAACAGACTTACAGGATAATAATTTATTATATCAGGGTACGTATACAGAATACCCCACCTACGCGGCGTATGGTGCGCCTTTCGAAGTTTTAACATTGACAATTGTTGATACAAACGGGCAGAACGTTCTAATCGATCACTTCAATACCGATGTCTATGTCAAAAGTAGTGTAGCAGCTAATGCTACCTGGATAAAATGGGCACCCACACAATCCTTATTCCTTGAACAATCAAACGCTACAAAATATGAAATCCGACTTAATGAAAATGGTAGATACGAAATAAAATTCGGTAACGGCGTCACAGGTCAACAATTAAATTCTGGTGATCAAGTAGCTGTCTATTATCTCAAAACAGATGGTGTAAAAGGACAAATCGGACCAAATCAATTAAATGGTAAACAATTATTCTTCTATAATACAGCGAGATTTAATTCTATTGCAGCTAATGTAATTTCACGTAATCTTAACTTACTCACATCAACAAACGCTGCAAATATTGTCTTTTCAAATACTGACCCTTCTACGAATTTTATTGCTGCTGAAGATGTAACGAGTATCAAGCTCAACGCACCAAACACATTTAGAAGTCAATTTAGACTTGTTACACCGAATGACTATGTTACTTATATTGATAAAAACTATAGTAACATTATTACATCGTCTCGCGTTGTTAGTAACTGGGATTATATTTCCGGTCATTTAAAATATTATTACGATCTAGGGTTAACCACACCTAATACACAATCACGCATACTATACAATCAAGTTAAATTTGCTGATACAAGTAATTTCAATAATATCTATATCTATGCTGTACCGAAGTTAGCTAAAACATCATCACTCTCTACAAGAGTTAACTATCTTAATAGCGCTCAAAAGCAATTAATCATTAATGATTTGCAAAATAGTAAACTAACAACAGCGGAAATTATTGTAAATGACCCTGTTTATGTGGAGGTAGCTCTTGGTGTCGCTTCATCGGGTAGTGTATTGACGCCAAATATGGCTAAAAGTACAAAACTAGTAGTGACAAGAGATATCACATCAAGCAATTCTCCGACATCTATTGCCCAACAAGTTGCTAATGTGTTGGTAAACTATTTCTCCACGACAAACGATAACCTCGGCTTACTAATTGATATTGCAGGTCTAAATGGTCAAATTCTTAACATAAACGGTGTTACTAAGGTAGTCACGCAATATACAGATGCCAATGGAAATGTATTTACAGTGCCCGGTGTGAGTTTACTCATATCTAACCCCGTGCACCCATATGATGATATTAATGTATATACTCAAAATGTACCATTACCTTATTTTAAGTTCCCATATCTAGCAAATGCATTACAATTTGTTAATAATATCAATGTCGTTACCCCTTCGATACAATCGCTAACACATTAAGGAAATATAACAGATGCCTAACAGTTTAAACTATACATATATCTATTTTAATGTAGTTGACTATACAGGCAATAGTTCTCTGTCTTCATTTACTCTCAGTAATACACCACTCACTTTTCGTCCTGATTTTACCACGTCATCGATTTTATCGGGATCAAATAGCATATCAAATAAATCCCTGCACTGGGATTTTGGAGATGGCACATCGTCTAATGACCTCATACCAACACATAATTATGTATGGCCTGGTGAATACACCGTAACGTTAACAATATTTGACAAATACGGTAATGCATATGATAGTAACTATCAACCCACAATACAGATCTTTGATTACATCTCTACCCAAATTGATTTTCAAGACTATAAAAGCTTAGTATACGATATACCTTCCGGTCAGATAATCGATCCCTTGATACTTAACACATATTTTAGTTGGCAAGACTATCAAGCTCTTAGTGGTACAGCTTTAAGCGCATCTGGCTATACGATTAATCTATATGCTTCAGGAGCTAAGGGTGATTACAATTATGTCGCTAATGCCTTACTGGATAAATGGGAGCATTTAAGGTCCTTGAGTCGTTTTTATGTGTTATCTACTGTAAATGGCTATACTGACTATACAATTGTTGATAGTGTACAACCACAGCTTACACCCGTATACGCAGCAATACAAAATAACAAATTACAGCTTTGTTCGTCGTCTATCTCAGGTAGTGTTCTTGTAGGTGTAACAGGTAGTTCACAATTCTGGTATACGGATGACAGACCAGCTAATTATCTTACTGATAGTAAACCTATTATTCTCTTTGCTACTTTAGATAGCTCAAAATTTCATGATAAATTTACTCAAGAAAATAACGCTTTTAATTATATTAACTACCCACCATACGGGTT